GTGTGTTTTAAACCATTTGGGAATGTTACGAACCTGTTAGCAACAGACTCTACCTTAGTACCATCCTCAAATAATGTGTAACCATCACATGTGTTCATGTAAAGGATACTTGTTTTAATATAAGGACGGTCATCTGCGTCCAGTATATCAATGTGCATACCATGTTCCACGATACGATCAGTACCCATGACCATGTTTGCTTTGCACTTGATCATAGCACAAGGTTGCATTTTTTGCAATACAGGGTAAAGAATCTCAATAGTTTTATCGGTAGGTGCATGTCTATCATAAAAGAAATGACACATTTGCATGTTGCGATTCATGTTGTGAGGTGCATCATCAACAATCTTAGATGCTTCCCAAAGAACATTGTAACTCATCATCATCTTATAAAGATGCTCAAACTCACCATCATGTAGAAAATTATCTTGTATATCAATCATTTCTTTTGTAACTTCTGCAATACTGTTTCTTTTTGCATTGGTGCTACGTCTTTAAGACCATTAGCATCAAACCATGGTGCTGTCTCCCAGTCAAATCCTTCACCTGTAAAATCAGGTGACACAATATACCAGTGACATGCTGAGTCTGGAATATCTACAGCACACACTGCCCAATCATCTGCCCACTGAGGTACTTGAACATACATCACTGGTATGTGATTAGCAAATAATGTTTGAATGGATAGAATGAAAGAAAATAAAATCATTTTTCAATTACACAAAGGTAAACACCGTTCCAAAAATCATTAGAGTCTTCTGCAGTCTCCGTCAAAATAGTTCTATCCCAGATAACATTCTTATCCTCAGTGAACTCCCTAATCTTATCAATCACACCTTCAAAGTTTGCATCATCAACTACGAGGATGTAATCTTTGTCAGCATACTTATGGATATGTTCTAGATTAGGAACCATGTCATCATCTACAGCAGCATCATAGAATACTACACGAGGTGGGAACTCAGGATTAAATACCACTGCTTGAATAGGTTTAACAGAGAAACCAATAGAGCAATCTGTGTTCATCCACTTCTCAGCATTCTGAATGAACTCATCAACTGGATTTGTAATACCTTCGTAGTCTTTATGTAAGTCTTTACGTTTAGGTTTGATGATCTCCTCTTGGAAGTCATCAATAGCGTATGCCTTGACAGCAGTATTACCCATGAGTGCAGCAAATACTGTACTACCCATGTATGCACCTGCATCAACATATACTGTCCCACGCTCATTGCATAGATTATTAAGTAAGTGTCTCACCTTATTAGATGAAAGACCAAGTACGTTATAACCTTTGGGATTAAAGTTTGAGTTATTATCAACCGCACCATCAATTGCTCGAATAGCATGGTCTACGAGTGGATTCATTTCACGCTTTTGTTTCTTTAACCGAGAGTCTAGCACAGATTCGCAATAGTTGCAATCCCAACAATCAAATCGACATGTTTTGATCTTCTCTCGCCAGATATTTATAGGTGCATCAGGCATGTCCACATCTTCCATGTACTCCTCAAAGTGAGGGAACATCAGCGGACTCAAAGGATCTTGCCATCTTTCAATGAGATCCATAGATTCTTGCAGTCTCATGGCATCTTCTCTACCATGTAACTTGAATACATCAATACCTATATCTAAAAACTCTTGCCAGTCTTTCTTCCAAGGTGGAATGTTTGCTGCTTTAAGTTCATGTGCAGCATCATGAGCATCCCAACGTGAGCATGACACACGACTTATAGTACTATTAAAGTATTGAGGGTCACTTCCTACTCTTGTTGCATTGTATTGATAATGCTCTGGCATGATAGGACACCCACCCCAACAATGCTCATTAGCAAGTAATGATAGTTTGATAGGATTACCCTTTTCTTCACAATATTTCTTCGCATCCATAATGCGTACTAACAGATCTCTATCTCTCATTACATCCCTATCAAGGTTAATATAATGAAAACCTGCACTCGCAAGCGATACAATCTCATTAGGTTTAGATACCTCTCGTAAGATAGTATTCTTAATCTCTAGTTCTGGAAACTCTTTCTGAATCTGTCCAGTCATAACCCATGATGTATGAGGTATAGTTGCACACCTTACACCATTGTCATATAGAAACTTAAAGTTCTTGATGAACTCATTCAGATTCTTTTGGTCTGGTCTGACCCATATGTTGTTAAACGTTGCTGATAATGGAATACCAGTCTTTTCTGACACATATAATGCATTTTGTGCTGACCCTTGAGCATCAGCATTGGTACGAAAAACGTCCCCCATTGCATCTTGCATGAATGGAGGCATTCTTGTTGTAAAATATAAGTCGTAAATCAAATCTCCATTCCTTAGTAGGAATGGAACAAACTTCTCTTCAAGAAATTCAGGAGGCAGTTTCGGGTTTATCGGAAGACTGAAGACGTTCTTGGAGGTTGTTGTGTGCATAATCAGAGAGAACTCCTGCTGTATCAAATAGTTGAGGTGGTTTACCTTCCATCATTTTATCGACTCTTGCTTCTGCTGCTTCCTTGATTCCACCAACGGAACGATTAACAGCAGTAGAATATGTCATTGCAAGATCTAAACATGCTGCCTGATCTTCTGGGTTCATTTGTAAGATGGATTCTAAATTACCCGCTTGAACTCTACCAGTAGTCAACAAATCAATTGCTGACTGCTTACCCATACGAGCAATCCAGTACTTATGCTCTTCAACTTCCTCTAGTTCCTTGTTCTCTAGGATGTTTGTAATTTCTACAGGATCATCAGTTCCTGCTTTCTCTTTGATAATATTAAAGAGACCATCAAGTTCTTCCTTACATTGCTTGATCTTATTAATCCAGATCTGCCTATCAAGGAAGAGTAATTCTAATTCGTATTGCTTATCTTGCTTCTCAAACTCATCCCTTAGAGGGTCAGTCATATCATGTTTAACCCTTGCAATGTCATTCATACATCGCTTAAGTTGAATAGTACTTTTAGATAGAGAGTTAGTCCTACCTTGGATCTCCATCATTGCTTGTCTGATCTGCCTATATGGTGTGACCTGACTATTAACAACGTAATACTTATTTTGAAACTCAGTTTGACCGAAATGTTGTTGTTCAGACCAGTCCATCAATTTGACAGACACGTCATCTACATCCCAATCATCGATACTCTTAAGTTCCTCTAATACATCTGCGACTCTATAATCGTACTGATTTGGATCAGAACTTGAGTCCGCCTGAGTAGTCGAAAGTGACTTTTCTTTCGATGTTTCCTGTTTCTTCATTGGTTGTGCATCTTCCATATTCAAGACATTGTGCATTTGACATTGCTTCTGAGAAATAATCTTCTAGAACAACGTTCAGTTCACGAACACTAGAGCATCCATCAATAATATGGATCATCTTTTGTTCTGCGACTGCTAGGTCGTAGAGTTTGCTTGAGAACTCTGCTTGCTTGTCAACTATTTTAGTTGCAAACTGCAAAGTTGTCAAGTCCCTCACCTCTGCTAACTTATGTATAAGTTTTGTTGTGAAGTCATTATCAGCAATATATGCGATTGCCTCACATAACTGATCTGTCCATGTTGCTTGCTCAAGTGTAGAGAAGTCTGTATTGAGGACGTTGAGTCTATGCTCAAAAGTTTCTTGCACACTCATAATCATAACCTTTTTCATAAAAGGTATAACATAATTAGAGAATGTAGTATCCTCGATGACTTCTTTTTCTTTATTTGTAGTTCCATTTTCATCAACACCGTAGGTTGATTTAGTATTTCTGATTTCTGCCCAATACTTCTCTCCAAAGATTCCTTCTTTACTAGTAAATCTAAGATATGTAACGTCTTGTGGAATATACTGATAAAACTCGTCTGCAAGGTGATATACCTCTAGACCTAGATGAGTACCAAGTTGAATACCCCACTCGCCTGCTTTAGGAAATTTCTCGACATCAATTACGATGACGTCATTCGATGTTGTGCTTGTCATTAGTAGTTAGGAATGTTAGTACCGTAATCGTAGTTGCCCTGTCCTGATACAGAACTAGAGGAAGAGCAGTGTGCAGATGACATGCCACCATGTCCTGATGGTGGTGAACTACCACCTAAGTTGTTGTAACTATCACTATTGTAGTTAACTTTAAAGGTATTGTTGTTCTGGGAACCATTATAGTTACCCAAGCAATAACCTTTTCTCATACCCATTTCAAAGTTTTCCTCACCCATATTACCAAAGTTAAGACCTCTAACCTGTATACCAGTAAGGTCACTACACTTCTGGTTACCGTTCTGGTTGTTATTACCTGTACCAACGTACATATGTCCTAACATAGTAGGAAGAATTTTCTTCCAACCATCACCACCTGGTCCGTGTTCCCACGATACCCATGATTCTGTCTTGAAGAACTGACCTCTTCTAGTTCCTGATCTCTTGACCCAACCATAGAGTCTACCATGTCCACCCCATGTAGGGTCATCACCTGAGTCATCAAAGTTTGGGGGGAAACCAGAGGTTCTCATAACCTCTGTTTTCAAGTTGAACACGTCAGTTCTTGAGTTACCACCACCATACAAGTATGAGTATCCACCTGCAAATACATGATCTTGGTGAGATCCCATTGAAGCTCTGTTCACTGTCATGTTCCACTGTGACTGATGAGTTACACCAGACTCTGTACCCATGTTCATCGCATTGGTATAGTTTGAAGAACCTCTGTAAGTGTTCTCCATAGAGTGAAAGAAGTGTCTAGTATCATGCCATGATCCTGACATGTAAGCACCAGATCTGTCTAAGATATCACCTAAGTTCGTTGATGTATCTGTAGCGTGTACCGTTCTATTTACGTTTCTCCAAGGTGAACCACTTTGGTATCCACCTCCAACATATCCGTGTGTCCAAATTCTTGCTGTTGACCATCCTGTATCGTTCTCTCCATCAAATGACCAGTAGGCATCTGTACCATTGGAGCGTAAGATTGCACCAACTGTGTAGTTTGCACTATATCTATCTGTAGATTGATCAGGAGTTCCACTACCTGCTGCACCTGCAATCGGACCCCATTGTACTTGTCCTGCAGTTTGATCGTATGAGTATCCTTCAAAGGTTCTATCTGTACTATTATATCTGAATAGTCCCTCTACTGCTGCCCCAGGTCTTTGTGCTGTTGTACCTGTAGGAACTTTCATTCCGTCAGTACCTGAGATATCTAATGTATAACTAGGAGATGCATCGTTAATACCAATTCTATTGTTAGTAGAGTCAACGTAAAGAGTTCCAGAGTCAAAGTTAAAATGCCCAGACGCCTCCAATTGGAACTCAGCAGTTCCCGATCCCCCTGTTAGGGATACAACTTTATCAACATTTAACTGAGACATGTGTAGTAATTACTCCTTCGTATTATTTATGCAGGTCGAACAAGTACACAACCTCTCTTAAGGTATGTATCTTCGTTTCCAGTGTCTTGATCTGAGTGTATGACGATATGCATGTTGTCACTGTAAGTTGTTCCTAAGTCAACAGTGAACCATGCATCACCATTAAAAACGTTTGGACCTGTACCACCAGAATTGTCTCCTGCCTGTACAGTAAAGTTTCTCACATATTCTGAAGTGTAACTAGATCCAGATCTAGAGAAACATGTATATCTGTTACCCATGAATCCACCTGGGTTGTTACCACCTGCAACGTGTGTAGGTTGAGTTCCTGCTACTGATGGGCAAGAGTTACTATCATTGTTAGAGATAGCAGTATAGTAAGTAAAGATGTGTTGTCCATCACCTGAACCAGAGTTGTCACGCATGATAGTTAGACCATCACCAACTCCCGACGAAATATTTAGGAAGTTTCTACCGTTCTGACCATCATTAGAATAGTAGTTATAAAGATTCATTCTCATCTTGACATAACGATATGATACACCCCTATTACTAAAGGTTGCATATTTAAAGTCAGATCCACTTGCGTTTCTGTAGTAACCCCAAGTACTGTTAGAAGCAAAACTACCCGTAGGAGTTGAATCGCCCGTATCATTTAAGTTCTGTCCTGATAATGATGATGCATTACTAAAGAATGCAGCACCACCGCCACCCCAGTTACCTATAAGAAGATAATAAGGATGACTATTGATAGGTACAAAGTATCTACGAGTTGTACCATCTAAGTTTAAGTAATAGTTTCCATCTGAAGCAACACCTGCATCCATGAGTTCTTGAACACTAGACGCTGCTGTAGCAGGGGTTCCACCATCATTACCACCTGCAGATGCTCTGATTACTTGTAACCATGAGTTACCATTCCAAACTTCTACTTGTAATAATTCACTATTGAACCTAATCATGCCTACAGAGGGACTTGAAGGTCTTTGTGCTGTAGTTCCTGTAGGTAAACTTAGTTGACCCAATGCACTCATATTACATGTACCTGCAACGATCAATGCTTCTCCATCATCGAAGTTGATCTCGAAGTTATGCAGCGAAGATGCGTGTAGTTCGTTAACGTTTAGAGTACTCATGTCTTATGCGTAAAAGAATAACCAGTACATATGATTTTGGGATCCAGGGTTATTTATCCCCCAATCACCAGACCAGTTAGGTTCTGGGAAGTTTTGGTTTGAATAGTTGTTTCCTGTCTGTCCTACCCATGCATGGTGCTCAACGTTACATCCATTAGATGAACAACCTAGAGCATTAATCATACTGAAAGTATAGTTTTCACAGTTTGCGGGTGAAACGTGCCAAGTATTGTTTGGATTAAGTTCACCTGCACTACTACCTCTATATCTATTATCTGATGCCTGTGCAGATCCTTTAAAGAAGTTCATACCACTAATCTGTGTACCACCGATGTTACCATGGTTGTTCAGAGAGATGTAGTCATTAAACATACTGTACATGTTACCACCTCTGTTAGTGAAACAACCAGATATGTATCCAACTTCAGTAGATGTATCATAAGGTGTACCAGATGTAGAAAACCCCTGCATAATCAATACATCATTTGCTGTCCACCCTCTATAATGGTTTGACTTAAAGTCATTTGCCATTGCATTTCTTGCATTACCAGTAGTTGATGTAGTTGTCCAGTTACCATACCAGTGATCCGAACCACCTGTATATGAACCATGGTTAGTAGCATCTGTGATAGATGCAACCATCACCCAATACTTACCATTGGTATCTTTATATGCGTATACTTCTTCTGTATTAGTTCCGTCAAACTTGATATACCAATACCCAGATCCAGGGTCATTACTTGATAAGTTTGCCATTGATGTAAATGGTGCGTTAGATGTACCATTCTCTCCAAAATATTGTAACCAAGTACTACCTGTATAAATTTCTACACATCCGTCCTGAGTATTATATCTTATATAACCTGTAGTAGGTGATGATGGTCTCTGCCCAGTTGTGCCTGTAGGTAGACGCAAAGCACCAGTACCATCATGATACACATTACCATTGATCTGTAATGTATGTCCTGCAGGAACAGTTATTTGATTTAGTGATGCAGGTATGCCACCTAGACTACCGACAGTTAGTTTGCTCATTACTTAAGCGATTTACTTCTATTTATTGACCTGGGGTCGGATACTCCTCTACCCATGCAGTAACGATGTACTTATCCTTATTTAGGGGCGGATTACCTCGGTGTGTCCATGCCCAGTCACAAGGGAAGATAACAAACTTACCTGCCTTTGGTTTTACTCTAAAATGTTGATATAAAAATTCTGTTTCACCACCTTCAAATCCATCGTTCAGATAGATCATAGTTGCTAACTTACGATAGGGTGCTGATGGTGTACTTTCGTAATGCCATGCGTGATAACCCTGTCCTGGCTCAGTCTTTTGGAGTTTTGCCATCGTATGTTGAAACCTACGACCAACCAGAATATCATACTTGAGTACATATTCTCTCAGTGCCTGTTCAGTAACATAGTTCCAACGTTGGAAGACTGATCGAGATAGATTATCATGAAAGTACTCTACTGGTAACTCATGCATAAAGATTTGAGAATCAGCAGCACCTTTCTCTGCGTGTCTCTTGATAGTCAAACCATTATCTGCAATGTAGTGATAATAATCAATGATTTGTTGACAGTCTATGTTTGTTTCAAACTCACTGATAAAGTTATCATGATGAGTTGATTTAGTGATTACTGGTTCGCCTCCAAACTGAGAAGCAAAAGGACTCATTACCATTTATTGATCGGGCAGTGGAATATTGGGAAGCGTGCCTTCACTGCGAGTACACAGTTACATTTAGTACAGATCCCAATAGGTGATTTGTACTCACACTTATCACATATTGTAATGCGATTTTGATATAATGTCAAGTCGGGGACGTCCCCATCCTCTACTATTAACCTGCCCAAATTCCGTTGTTGTAAACTTCTAATCTATTATTACCCGTATTAAATCTCACCTGCCCGTTTACATATCCTCTGTTAGGTGATTTATTAATCACTGCATCATTGAACTGTTGAGTTGTACCATATGGTAGGGGTAAAGAGTTTTGAGAACCTGTGATTCTTAGTTCTGCTCCACCTTTAAATGCAAAGTCACTATCATGATCTAATGTGACAGTGAATCCTGGTGTTAATCCTTGTAAATTCTGTGCTCGTACCTTCATCTAACACTCCACGATGCACCTGACTCCACTGTAACAGTGAAACCAGAATTAATTGTGATAGGACCTGCACTCATTCCGTTGGTAAACTCAGCACCATTGTTAGCACTTGGTCCAACTGTAAGGTTTTCTGCGATTACACTATTGTTTGTTCTAATAATACTATCAGTTCCTAAACTCGGTCCACCACCTGCAACGGGTGACCATCCTGCAGACCCCGTTCCATCATCTGCTTTGTAGATCTCTGCAGAGTCAAGATCAGTATTAAATCTTAGTGTACCAACTGATACACCAGTAGGTCTTTGTGCTTGAGTACCTGCAGGGATTCTTAAAACTGAGTTAGTATTTAAGAAACTTAAAGTTGTTACGATTGCTTGTGTACTAGTGGCAATTTGATTACCACTTACTCTTGAAATTGCCATGTGATTAGATAGGTAGTTCTAAGATGTGAACAGTGTCTGATGCAAGTGGAGCATCACCAGAGGAGAATACAACGTTTGCTCCGTTAGAGTCAACTGTGTAGTTGGTTCCTGCAATCTGTGCTACACCATTAAGGAATACTAATAGTGAATCGTCAGAGTGCTTAATGGTTCCACTATATGTAGTTACAGCAAACGTTAGAGTGGTACCGTCTCCTGTGTATGTCTTAGTGATATACTTGTCAGCACCAACACCACCTCGTCCAGTAACAACTAAGTCACCGTCAACCTTTGCGTTGCCCAACATACCAACTCTGAATCCAGATACCGCAGCAGTACCAATACCAATATGTTGAGTGTTATTAAAAGTATCAATATTGATCTCGCCAGTATCTGTAAGACCAAATTCTTTCCATACGGCACCGTAATAAATCCAACCAAGAGATTTCCCAGGTGTCCAGTTAATATTATAAACAAGGTCACCATCAGAAGGTGTATCGTAGTTGGTGATATTGCTAAAGTCTGGTTGTCCATTTGCTAATGCAGGTGCTAGTAAGGTTTGCTTAATAACAGTACCATCTTGGTTATAGTAAGAAATCTTTCTTGCTTGAACGTTATTCGTAAAGGTTGATAGACCTTGGAATGTAACAGGACCTGCAAAGATAGATTCTAACTGGTTAGATGCACCACCAAGAACAGTTAGTTTATCGGTAAGAACCAACTCAGAGAATGTCTGAATAGTTGTGTTCTCTTCACCAACAACGTTCAACTGTGCAATATCTTCGTTAGTGATCTGACCTGTAACAGGGTTGATAACTTGGTTACCAATGAATAGGTCACCA